GCAGCTGGCCCGGATCGCCCAGCACCAAGATCGGCTTGCCGAAGGCCATGAGATCGCGGGCCATCTCCTCGCCCACCATCGAAACCTCGTCGAGGACCAGCAGGTCCGCGTCGCGCAGGATCGACTGCTCGTTGATCAGGAACTTCGGCTGGTGGATGTCCTCGAGCCGCAACTCGAGCTGGGCGATGCGCGTCATCGCGAAGCCGCGCTCGGCCGGACCCATGCGCGGCAGGTCGCGCCGCAGCGCCGCCAGATCCTCGGTCGCGCGCGCGATTTCCTCGGGGGTCGCCTCGGAGACCCGGTAGATCAGGCTGTGAATGGTCTGGGCGGGCGTGCCCTTGCGCGTCATGACGAGCGCCGCCTTGCCGGTGAAGGCCGCGAAGAGTACCCCGCCAAGCCCGCCCGGGGTCATGGGCTCCAGCCCCAGCGCCTCGATCGCCATTGCGGTGATGGTGGTCTTGCCGGTCCCGGCATAGCCGAACAGTCGGAAGATCTGCTGGTCGTGCCGCCGCGTCTCGTACCAGTCGCGGATTGCGGCGATGGCGCGGCCCTGGGTATCAGAAAGGGTGATGGTCATGCGCGGTCCTCCCAGCAGCGGGTTGCGAACGGGCAGAACCGGCAGAGATAGAAGTCAGGGCTGGTCGCGATGCGGGGCAGCAGATCGCCCGCGTCGGCGGCACGCAGCACGTCGACCGCCTTGTCCGACAGCGCCTGCGCGGCAGCGGGATCGAACGGCACGTGCTCGTGGTAGAGCTCGCAGGTGTCCTTGTTCAGCGCGGTGAAGAGCGCGGACCCGAGGCCCATGTAGGCCATGTAGATCTGCATCTGGCCGAAATAGACGGGCTTGGAGAGCTGCACGCCCTTCTTCGCCGTGTCCGACCAGGAGGACGCTTTCAGCGCCTTGTGTTCCCAGAGAACGGGCCATTCGAGGCCGATCTCCGGGCCATCGACGATCACGCCGTCCACATGGCCGCGAATGCGCCCGCCCGCCGTCTCGAAACCGAACTGGCCGCCAGCTTGCGTCTGCGTGCGCAGATCGAACCCGGCCTGCCGGAGCCAGCTGATCGCCAGATCCTCGAAGACATGCCCGGCCGCGAAGATGCGAAGAACGCGCCCCTCGAAATCTTTGCCGGGATCGGGCGGCGTGTGGGTGACCTCGTAGACCAGCCGCCGCGCGCAGGGCTCGCCGATGCGGCTGGCGCCAAGATAGTCACGCGGGCGATGCCCCTCGCGTTCGGCAACCAGCGCAGCGTCGATGTGGCGGTTGATCCGCGCCGCGAGGGGTTCGGGGTCCGAGGCGTCGCGACCGTAGACGAAGCCCGACCCGTGATTGAAATCTACCAGCATCCGCACCCCCTCAGAACGGCACGTCGCCATTGTCGGACTGGCGCTGCATCGAGGCCTGAAAGCCGTCCACGCAGGCCTCGATCACGCGGTCGATGTCCGCGGCCGGGCGGTCGAAGAAGGGCTCCATCAGGCCCATCTCCGTCAGCGCCTCGGCGAGCATCCGGCGGGCCTCCACGATGGCGCGCGTCTCCATGTCGGTCTTGTCGATCATGCCGTGGTTCCTTTTGGCGTTGGCCGAGCCCGCCATCAGGCAAGCCATCGAGCAGAAGCGGTAATGAGGGTGACGGTCCCAGCGCAGGCCGTGGCAGTAGCCGAAGCCCCGGGCCTCGCGACCGCACTGGGCGCAGGGCACGCGCCGGGCGAGGTCCGCGCGCGAAGGAGGGCTCCGCCCGTTCGCGGCTGAAACGCTCCCCCGGAGCCTTTCCGAGACGCCGCTCACCCCATGAGCAGCAGGTCCAGCGCGTCGCGCTCCTCCTTGTCCGGGGCGGCGGTCCGGCGCTCGGAGGACAGCACGATGAAGCGGCTGATGGCGTTCGACGCCATGCATTCCAGATCGCGCCGGGTCAGGCTGGCGATGGGACGGTCGAGACGCCCGCGCGCCTCGAGCCAGCGTCCCATCGCCAGTGCCGCCTCCGTGGTGACATGCGCCTGCCATTCGTCGGCCGTCACGGGTTCAGCCAGGCCGGGCCGTTGCCGGGTTTGGCAGTGGGCTGGCTCTGGGTGGCGGGCTGGACGGGTGCCGTCGGCGCGCCCCAGGCAGGCGCCGCGGGCGCGGTGGCCGCCTGCGGCTGACCCCACGCTGGGGTCGCGGACTGCGCGGCTGCGGCGGCGGGCCGGGGCTTGTTCGACGGCTGCGCGGGCACCGGCTCGCCCGCCATCACCTTCTGCCATTCAGGCGCCGTGGGCAGCACGACATGGTCGAGTTTGTTGGCGTCCTTGTAGGCGGGGTTGCGGCTCGGTTCGATCTGGATCTTGGCCACGAAGCTGATGCCGTCGAGATCGGCGAGCCCGCGCAGCACCCGCTTGGCCTTCGCCGCCTCGCTCATATCCTCGGGGTTCAGACCCAACGCGCTGTCGATCATCGCGCGGAAGGTCGATTTGGAGATCTTCCAGCCGATCGACTGGCCCTGCTCGTCGAGCTTGCCGCCCTGCACGGTGAAGTTCTGCCAGAACTTGCGCCGGGCATGCGGGCCCTCGGAGACGGTGAACTCGGCATCGAGCATCAGCACGTCGCTGCCGGGCTGGTTCGATGCCTTGAGCAGCCCGCGATCCGCGTCGCTCGATCCGTCGGTGCCGCCCTTGCGCAGCGTCATCACCAGCTTGGTGAAGGTGCCGTCGGGGATCAGGTCGCCGGACTGCTGCGGCTCCACGTCGTTCATGTCGAAGGTCATGTCGTCATCCTTTCCGGGGTTGGTTGATCTTGGTGAGGAGCGCGCCGAGATCGGGCGGCTCGGTCAGGTCGAGCCTGCCGCTGCGGTCCTTGGCCGGCAGGCCGAACGGATTGCCGGACTGGCAGACGAGGCGGCGTGCGTTGCCCTTGTCGGGATCGTGCCGCCAGGTCGGTGGCGCATCGGGGGCCGTGCCGGGATCCTGCGTGAACAGGCTCATCGTCAGCACCTGGTCGACGATGCCGGGCAACTCGCGGGCGACTTTTCCGCCGTCCATCTGCGGCTGCCAGGTCACCCGGTTCATGTCGTCGACGACCTTCTCTAGGATGCCGACGAAGATGACGGTTCGGCCGGGTGCATGCTGAAGGTGCTTCAGGAGCCCGATGACCTCGCGCGCCAGCAGGCCATAAGCCCCGCGTGTGTCCGGTTTGCCGGTGCGTTCCGACAGGGCCTCGGGCCGGGTCTTGGCCCATGCCATGGCCTGACGCGTGAGATCGGTGATGCTGTCGACGAAGATGATGCGCTTGGTGTCGATCTTCTCAGCCAGCTCGGGATGTTGCGCGCGCAGATGCGCGTGGTGCGCTTCCGAGAAATGCTCCTCGGGCTGGGCGGCCGGGTTCGCGCCACCGATCAGGCAGGCGATGTCCACCGCATCGGAAAAGCGGCGGATCGGGATACTGTCGCCCGGCCAGTCCTGGACGGACTTGAGGCCCGCCTCCAGATCGATGCAGAGCGTCTCGGCGGGCGGCAGGGTCTTCAGCAGCGTGGTCTTGCCCGCGCCACTCGGCCCGAAGAGCGCCATGGTGGTCTTGCCCTGCGCCTCGCGCAGTCGGTCGTCGGCGGAGATGATGCGCAGGCTCATTGATCGCCCCCCTGCGGGACGATCTCGATCTTCAGCGTGCCGGGCCGGACCGTGCGCGCGGGCTCGAAACCGGCCCGGATCGCATCGGGCCAGGCGGCATATTTGCGCTCGGGCACCTTGAACGCGATGTCGACGTACTGCGCGGGATCGTCTCCGGCAGCGCGGATGCGCTCGACCATGGCGGCGAGGCGATCCTGATCCCAATCGATCCGTTTCGCCAGATCAGTGATTACGGTGACGCCGTCATCTTCAAAGCGGACCGTGCCCGTGTCCTTGCACGCCTCAGCGCGGCATTCGGCAGCACGGTCAGCGTATTTCAGGGAGATGGCACCATCGAGCCAATCCGCGACTGTCTTGGCCTGGGTGAGCTGTTGATCGGCCGCATCCTTCAGCATTGCCAGTTGGTCCGCGGGCAGTGCTTCGATCTGGCCAACCGGCATACGGTGGATATCGGCCAGTGTGATATGGTTGGAAATTGTCATGTTGTTCCCCCTTACGCCGACATTGGACGGTGGGGCTCGTGGTCAGCGCCACGGATCTGCTCGGCCTCAAAGCCTTCGACATCTTCGAGCCGGTAGATGACCCGGCCGCCGAGTTTGATGAATTTCGGGCCTTCGCCCGTGTACCGCCACCGCTCCAGTGTGCGGTGCGAGATGTTCCAGCGAGCCGCCAACTCGATCTGGGAAAGGTGTCTTAGCGCCATGTGAACCTCCTTGGGGTTTTTGCGAACACTTGCGGGATCAACATGGCGGAGGGGGTGGGAGGCACCGTGGAGGCAGGCGGGAGGCAAGCTGGGAGGCGATGAAAATAGCTGGCTAAGAATGAAAAAAGCCGCCCCGAAGGACGACCTTTTGCTGAAATAATTTGAGGGTGGTGGATTAGGGGTCGATCCAGCAGTTTCCATCGTCAACCTTGATGAACCGCCATTTTTCGGCGCTGCGACCAAAAGCTTTCTTCAACGTGTTCACCTGGCCGCCATAACCCGCCTCTTCCAGAACTGTCGCCAAGCGCAGCACCTGTGATTTCGACCAGTAGGCTTCAAATAGAAACTGCAGAAAGCGGCGCTGTTTGTCCCCACCGAATGTCAGGGTTTCGTCCCGATGCCAGACGATCCCGCAATCGTCCGAGTGGTCGATGGGAAACCGCCGCTGCGCTTGTCCGGGGAACACACGCATCCCAACGGCCTGCGGCGAGATCGCCAGCTTGCCAGGTGCGCTGGCCACATCGGCAATGCTGATGACGATGTTCCGCTTGTTCGCCGTCATTGGGATGCGATCACCGGGGGTCGATGTCAGTATCACACGCACCTCCTCAGGCGGCCTGCGCTCAAAGAGG